ATTTTTAATAATACACTTAGTGATATGCACATCATGTACCCCATTTGGAATGTTTATGCCTATTGTCGCTGCATTTGCAAGGTCAATTGATTTACCCGAAATAGTTGAATTACTAGTTGCCGTTATCGGGCCACTCGATGTAAAAGTCCCACAGCCGGGTATAGCTTGCGATAGACAAAATAATGGGAAAAGAACAGTTAAAGCAATTAGGACTAATTTTCTCATACTGAGGCTGTTTTGCACAGCTAATATAAATAAAAATTAGCTTGCTTTCAAAAGTTTTAATTCAACGATCTTTTTCTTTCTTTGTTCAGCCTCCTTAGCTCTCGATGCCTTATATGCAATTGTACATAAATCACATCTGCATTTATATTTTCTATACATTGTAACTGTACCATGTGTAGTCTTTTTATCTTTTATACCATTTGCCTCTTTATCCATTTTCCATTTCGGGTGGTAGTATGATTTGTGCCTACCGAACGCCAACTGCCTTCTTTTGGCGCATGACGTTGTTCAAACTGTTCTTCTGTGCAACTTCTAACTTCCCATTTCTCAAATGGCATCATTTTAGCCCATTTCAGGGGTTTAGTGAGATGGCTTCCTGATTCGCGTATGATTTTAAATTTCATAAAAATAAAAAGGGCAACTACCCACGACAAGCAATCACCCTTTGTTAAATTTTTCCCAAAAGTACTAAATAGTCGTGGTTATTTAGCAATAGCTAAGATACAAAAATTATTTATTAGTAGTATGAAAATATGCCATAACAATTCCACCAATTATCCCACCGACTACAATAGCAATAGCAATAAGTAACTGTGTGCTGATCCCAGACCGTCCTGCGTTCTGTGATTGTGATAGTTCTAAAGCTGATACCCTGTTAGTGAGCCTGTCAAGCTGTAAAGTGGCTGTATCTTGTGTGGATTTGATAAGGTTTCTCAAGCCCTCTAAATTGGCGTCTAAGCGGTCTGATTCTTTTTGCCTGAGTTTATCTTCGTACTCGAAGCTAATTCGCATCAATTCGTTCTTAGCCTCTGAAAGTTTACGATCAGCTTCGCGAAGATCATCAATACGCTTAATAGACGCCGCGACTAACTGCAACACATTTTTAGTCGGGTCTATGCGCTTTGCCATCTCATTTCTTAATCTCTCTCAGCAACTCCTTAAATTGCGCGTCAGAATGCGTCCTGTCATCTTCCCTTAATTCAAACAGTTTGTCTATGTTTGTCTTGATGGTCTGCAATTCATGGTCAAGTGTAGTCCGCAAAGTAGCCTTAACAATGTCCTGTATGAACTCTTGTTTCTCTTTGGCTTTGTTCTTGAAGTAGTAATTAATATAATAAATGTATCCCAGCAGGAAGGTTACGCATCCTGAAATCCATTTTATATTTTCGTTCCAATCAAAGGTAGGTAAAGGTGCAGTTGCCAATTTTTGTTTCATTTAAAAGGTACAATTGAATCACTTGAATGTTTTGTATCGGATTTCACAAAAAAATATAGTTAAAGTTATTGAAAAAACTGAAATATTAAAAGCATAATACATTTGCTGTGGCTTTTGATCCTGTAAGTATCCTAAATGGGTAAACAGCCGTAGGATGTTGTTCATTATTACGCATAGTATCAGCAACAAGTTAAACTGCTTGTGATGATAGTTTACAAAACCACACTTCAAGTCAATCAAAAAAAATGACAATGCTCCTATCGTAAGATAGTCATAAAACAGTTTTGAATAATGCGGGTCTATTCGTGTGAACTCATAAATGTAAACATTGAACAGGCCAACGTAAAGAGTCACGATTATTATCGTTGTAGCTATCCTTAACTTCATCCGTCAAATACGCATTTCTTCAATACTGCGTCCCATACATACCCCGGTGGGCAAGTCGGCGGGTCGGTCATCGGTTTCACTACCGGTGGTTTTTTTGGTTTTTGTTTCTTTGCCATTTTATTGTGAGTTTAAATTATTGTGTTACTATTCTAGGTTGTTGTTATTTTCTAATTGGAAATGTAATTGCTTTTTCAATTGACCAGCCATATCTATAAAGCCGTGACCATAATGTCATTGGTGGCATAGATAATTTTTCAGCCCATTCATTGAGACAATGTGTTTCATTATTATAAGTTATAAATACATTAGATCGCCTGTTTCTTGCCTGTTCTGTTTTTGTTGCCCATTTGCAATTTGACGGTTCATAATTGCCATCATTGTCAATACGATCAATAGAATGTTTAGGAGTTGGTCTTTTACCCATGTCTGATAAAAAGTTTTCAAATGAACCAAGCCACCTTTCACAAATTATAATTCCTCTTCCTCCGTATCTAAGATCATTTTTATTCCTGCAACGATCTTTTATTTTACACCAAATATTATATTCATCTGTTTTTTGACCTGTAGTATATCCATGAGTTGGATTGCCTTTTCTACACCCGCAACCTTTACTGCCTCCTCCTTGAACTTTGTCAATTCTATCTATGAACTCCTTACCGCAAATACACTTAAATTTAGCCATTCTTCTTTTGACGCCGTTGGTAATCAAATATGGCTCGTCGCTCAAAAATATGCAATCTCCTATCAATTGCCCCGTCGTATAAATAACTCTTAGTCTTTTTCCCATATATAAATATAGGAATATATTTTATCAATACCAAGATGAACTTAAACTGTCGTATGTTAATACCACTAACCCACCAGCGGCAGGAGATACGATGCCATCTATCACTGTACCTCCCGAATATGTTACCGTTGTCACGGCCTGAGTGTACTTTATAAATACACAATCATTGTTTGCAGGCGATGAGGGCAAATTAACCGTTAGCGAAACCAAAGCACCTGCCGGGTTTACGATGTTATACTGATTGTTAATAAGGGTTATCGTCCCACCAGTTGTTGGGGTAAAAATGGTATGAGCCTTCGCTCCAATAGTGCCTAATGTTCCATCGCCTAATATATATTGCGAGCTTGTGCCAATTCCTGTAGAAGTCAGGTTTTTAGATGCATCGGTGAAAACTACTTTTGAGGCGGTAAGAGCCGCGTTGTTTATTCCGGTGAAAGTTGCTGAGCCTGTGGAAGAAATATTGGCAAGGTAGGAGTTGTTCTGCGTAGGTAAGACAGCTACGGTATACCCACTTCCTATATCTGTAACGCTTGTTGTTGACGATGTTATATATTGATTTTCACCTCCGGGAGTAGTGCCGACGTAGATGCGATAAGAAGCTGCTCCGGTTACCGCTGTATAAACAATGGCATTAGAACTCGTAGAACCTGTATTGGTGACACCTGTTTCATTTGAAGTTGGCCCGATACCTCCATTAGCATCCACCGGATAAACAACGTAGTAATGTGCGCCTGCCGCTATCGTACCACCTGATGTAGACCCGGTAACACTACTTAGTGTAGGTGCTAATAAGCTACCAACAGAAAAGCTTGTAGTGAATCTGCCGTTACCTGTTACATCAATATTAAACCCATTATCTACCGTACCGCCCCAAAGCAAATGCCCATTTCTATAAATTCGACCCGCCTCCAATGATCCACCATTAGAACCATTGCTCACTAAGAAATTTATAAAACCAAGCGAATAGCTGTTATACACACTTGTTGAAACACCTCCCGTACTTCCAAACGGAATAAAGCCACCTTGATAAGTGCCGGAGTCATAATAATATTTTTTATTTACCTGTCCCTGTAAATCTCCATAGAACGTTGCCTTTAAAGCTGAATTGACGGAAAATGCCGTCGAATTTCCGGGCATAAGATTTATAGCACCGACAATACTACCATTGGTTACCAAATCCATACCACCACCATTATCTACTGGTTGTAAGTAATTATAGATATTAAAACCAGTGTTGGAACTAAATATACCAGTTACCCTACCCGCTTGTGTGAGCAAAATGTCATTGTTTTGTATCGTATACCCGGACGGTGTAGTCCAGTTGGTTTGTATAACAGGGCCGTTTATATAGAAATTTCCGCCTGTTGCCGTACCCAATCCTGATGGCAATTGAATTAGCCTACCTACCGTATCACCTGTGGTTACACCAAGTAAATTAGGCGCTATGGTCGCACCGATAGGTAATGTATTTATTTTGGGTAACTGAACCTGGTTTAATTGAGTTAATCCACTTGCTTCCAATTGATGACTGTCTTGCCATAAATTAGGGTAATATGTATTATAAGCTAATTTTGCAATGAGCGTATGCCCCAAATTATTTGGGTGCTGATTATCGGATGCGACTAATTGAGTAGCCCCCTGATACCTTATAAGTTGCTGTATTTTAACATTAACACATCCATTAAGTGCCGCTATTGAATCTATAGCAAAACTAAATTGACGTTGCCTTGAAGTATATTGAGCTAATGTTAATCCACCCGGTATTGCGCTAGCTAATGTTGTTTCATTAAAGCCGATATTTGTCCACCATATTTGGTTAGCTGCCCATCCGTGAGAAGTGGCGTAATTTAGTACAGTTACAACATCGGCCGCAAATTGGTGTTCAAAATAAGTTCCTGTGTTGACATTAACGTCATTTTGACCATAGCATATTAATAAAAAAACGTCACTCCCGCCCTTAGTTGGAATGTATGTACTCAAATTACTAACCACTGATGTACCACCTGATGCACCTAAACTTATACCCGGATGCCCCCCGTTAACTTCGGTTAAGCCCATTAAGGCAGATAGTTGAGTTGAAAACCGGAGTGTTGATGGACTAGCTCCGGTACCAGCCACAAAGCTATCGCCTGTAAATACAAAATTTCCACTTAAAGACGGTCTTGTTAATACATTTCCAAAGTAAGCAGTGTCTGCTCCGAAGTATTTACCATTGCTAATTATTTTAAAATTAGCAGGTAAAGTGGGATTGATTTGATTCGTCTTTATCTTCGTCTGCCCAAAAACAAACAAAGGCGCTAAGAGTAATATAAAAAGTAGTTTCTTCATTTTAAATAATCACTAAGTAATAAATCTCCAGTTAATGGTGCAGATACAAATGTTATAGTAGAACCTGATATAGTATAATCGGTAGTTACCTTTAATCTCAAACCATTCTCATACAATCTTACCGTCCCGCTTGTCGGGGTATTGGCTAAAGTAAAAGTAACGTTACTGCCATTCACCGTTCCACTTGGCACTTCCGACCAAACAAAGTTGGATGTTGTTAATCCTCCACCACTTCCATTACTTGCCGCTGTCAACCTTCCTTTGGCGTCTACCGTTATATTGGCGTTCGTATAACTTCCTGCTGTTACTGCTGTGTTAGCTAATGTCAAAGCAGGTGCGAGCGTTGTCGTTCCTGTCGTACTGCCTGTTACGTCTCCTGTAGGGGCAAAGGATATGGTTTGGTTGCCTGTGAGATAACCGCTATCATTAGTCCACTGACTTATATTACCTGTTTTATTTGTAAACGCTACACTATTTGAGGCGGTTACCGGGAATGTTATTGCTGTGGAAGAAGCGGCAGTTATTAAACCCTTTCCGTTCACTGTAAAAGCACCTACGTGCGTAGCATCCCCAAATGAGCCTACATTGCTATTAACAGTTGCTAAAGTAGCTGCTGCACTTCCGGGGCCTGATGCCGTTACGTCACCTGTTAAGGCTGTGATTCCTCCACTGATAGTTGCTTTAGCGCTATCTATCAATTGTATCGTTGTTCCAACTGATGGTATCGAAAGCCTTTGTAACCTTTGGTTAGTTGAGTGGTCACTATCGTAAATAAATCCATATCCATCAACTGTTTCAGTTACTAATATCCCTGTATTTGTAAGACCAAACACTGCATTTTTTTGATTATTTGCGGGGTTGGTATATCCTATCTGCGCTTGCGGCCCTGAACCGTTTACTCCCGCCTGTAAAAATGAACTACCCGCAGCTGTCTTTACGAAATTAGCCGTAAAAACGCCATTAAATAATTGCATGTTAGCCGTGTTCCCTGTGCCAGTTGCGCTTGTTACCTTAAACTCATTGCTTGCACCTGTGAGTATGTCTGTGTTTTGAATTAATGTACCACCTAATTGTACTGTAGTACCAGACACAGTAAGCCCATTATTGGCCGCTGTAAGCGTACCACCTCCGCTAATTTTACCCTTATACAATCTGCCTGCCTTCATACCTAACACGCTGTCTACCGTAGTGGTATCCCTAGGATTAAGGTTAATAGTGTCATTACCAATAATAAATTGTTTAGGATTAAAATGAGCCGCATTCTTCCGTAGCGTGTCCATCATACCAGTTATTGTAGACATTTTGGTGGTGTCTACGATAAAAGTCTGCCCAACTAAGTTTAGCCCAAATCCGGGCAAATAAATAGCCTGATTAGACCAAAAAAGATTTCCTGCGCCATCTGTCTGTATCACCTGACCACTTGTACCGTCTATGGGGGGTAGAATATAATGGCCTCCAATTTTAAGAGTGTCTGTACGTTCAGTTCGTGTCCACGGATTAGCGTAGCTTTGCTGTACAGTTGGTTGACTGAACACAAACTGATTTGACGGCCCCGGTGGTATAATAGTGGTTGCTGTGGGGGTTATTAGTACTGCCCCTACGATAAGCGTGTCAGTACCTACAGACGGTTGAATCGGTGTTGGGCTAAGTACGCCAACTTTAATTCCTATACCATTATTCGCTTTTGTAGCGTAAATCGTTTCGTACCTTGAGTAAACACTGTCACGTGCTTGTAACGTAAAATTAGTGTTGCTTCCTAAAGTATAAACTTGATTATTAATTCTCCACGTACCTGTGTGAACAGTTAAAGTACTTGAAACAACGGTCAGTGAAAGACCAGTCAGGACTGTATTAGGTGGTGTAAGTGAGTAAAATGGATACCAACTTGTGCCGTCAAAAGTCCATTTAATCCCTGTAGATGGTTCTAAATACCATGAACCTTGTGGCTTTGGAACAGGATTAACAGGTTGAGTCTGTTGAGCAAAAACCCAAGCAGGGAGTATTAAGAGTAATATTAAAAGTAATTTCTTCATTTAACTATTTCATTACCGACCAATCAAAAGTTGTTGTGCCGTTTAATCCACTTGGAAACACCACATCGAAAGTTGTAGTAGTTTTATTGGTTACATAGTGTCCAACTATTGCGTTAGCAGACGTTGGTTGAACTATTACCCTATATGTATTATTTGTCATTGTCGTTCCAATAGTAACCGTAAAGGTTGTCGTTGCTGATGCGAACAAAGAGTAACTGTTTGAAATCACCCTTCCATCGACATAAGTCTTACTGACTTTACTATTGGCCGTATAAGTATACTCTTGGTCGTAGTTATCAAGTCCATAAGTCCTTAGTGCAATATTCTGTGTTCCTGTATAGGAAGTTATAGATGCCACTCTAATACTAAAACCACTCCCTATAACATTTCCCTGCGAATCAGTCACTACAGCGCCTAAAACATCTCCTACGGTGTAGTTTACACCGGGGTTAAGGATAGCTATTCCTGTTATTGCTCCGGCTGTAGCGGTTAATGTTGCTGATGCACCTGCTCCTGTACCGCCTGTTAATACTACGTTGTAAACGCCTGTGCCGTACCCACTACCTCCAACTAAGGTGTTATATCCGCTAATAATTGATGTACCAAACACCGGACGAACGTCCATACCAACTAATAAGTCACCATTAGCTGTTGGTTGTAGTACATCGGTATAGGTAGCGCCCCTTGCAAACGCGCCTGACGCCTGTATGTACGATGACTTGGTTAGCAACCCATTATACCCCACTCCGAGCCATGTTGGGCTATACGAACCGTTAACACGTAATATATCAGAGGTATTGGCAATGCTGTAATTCTGTAAAGTCAACACCGGATGTGTATCGGCTATATTCCTGTTGATATATACCCCCGTCGTAGAAGTTGAAATCTGCGCGTTGTTGCCTGTTGAGTTGTTGCTTATTCCCGAACCGAATAACTGACCTGTGTTATTTATTTTAGCTACCTGTGTGCTATTTCGGTAAAATAGTAATATGTCCCCTGTAGAGCCTTGATTAAGGATAAAATTATACCCTGCTAACGTTTCAGTTGTATTTTGATTGAACGTACCACCCCACCCGATATTGGTAGTCCCTGTATTTCCGTTTACGCCTGTAGCAGAACCACCCCCTCCACCCGTATGTATCGTATCTTTTTTGATGTTGCCATTTGTATCAATAGTCACCATCATATCATTTAAAGCAGGATTTCTAGGTACGGTTTTTATGCGTAACTTATCAGGAATGACCGTGGTTTGGGCAGATGCACCAAGCCCAAATAGCAATAATGCTACTATTAAGTATTTGGTGTATATGTTTGTAAGTCCCATTGTCCTGTTGGTGAATTGTCAAGTTTAAGATATTTAGCGGGTACGTTTGGTAGTAGTATCAATTGCCCCCAAAGTGCCGTTGGATAAAGTCCGTTTAACGTAGCATCATCAAGTAGCACATCACTATCGTTAGTTATTGGTGGCGAAACAATGTTTGCACCTTGTGGTATAAACCCTGTTATTTGAATATAACCTGTTGTAGGTATACCAAATGTCCAAGTGTATGAGTCAGGTTTATTTACATCCCCACCTAAATTTACTATCGTTGGTACTGTGCCGGTATCTTCCTGCATGGTCGCGAAATCGTCCGTAGTTATAAATAATTGAACAATAGCATTGTCTCCGTATTTAACTGCGTAAGTGGCTTGAAAATTACTTAAAGATATAGTATTAACACCACCACCCACACCAAATTTAATTCTGTCGTAGTTAGCCTGAGCATTCAGAACGGTAGTAATATTTATTGTTGTTCCCGGTACTTGTGCGTTAGGGTCAAAAGCAATACCACCCGCCCATGTTGAGCCAATATCTAATAACTGATTGTAAATATCAACTGCTGCCTCACTTGAATAATCACCTACCCTTAATGAAAAGAAACCTGACTTGATCTTTAAACCCTGACATGAAGCCGTATTCCACTTCACAACACACCCTAATGCTTCTTTTTCGCGTAAAGTTTTTACCAAAGCGGCATTTGCCCGTGACGCGGTGTATACAACATCGGTATATTGCTGCTGCGTTAGCATCCGCATTCCTCCAAATTTATCAGTGCGTTAGCGTCATCAATCGCATTTTGCGCTTCTGACGGGACGTCGAATAAAGTTGCTGTTACCGCTTCGCTATGTGCTAAATCTGCTTTCACCGCAGCATTACATAACTTATGGCAGGTACAGCATCTTAGTTTACGTGATACTTCTCTTGCAGCGTTGTTATAGAAGTTATCCATTAAAGCATTTTCTGTACCTGTTACCTGTGAACCACCCTGAAGGGTAAATACTAAGGCATTATGTAAATAATAATCTTTAGTAATGGTTATCTGTGCAGTAAGGTAAGACGGTGCAAATGTTACAACTGCTATATCGTTTCCAAGACCATCTGTGATAGTGTCGATACGTGACCCGATATTTCCAAGTGTCACACCGTCAGTGTTGTCAGAATAATTTGAGGTGTCTGTTATGATGACAGTTGAGCCATCTGCTGACTGCGAAAGTGATACGGATGGTTGAAAAACTGCCATGTCTTAAAAGTTTTCTAAATATAAATATTTTTAATAATATTACCGTTTCTTTTTATTCTCCGGTGCGTTAGCATCATATTCCCCTACCCTGAACCCTGTAGTGCCTGAAATAGCGCCCGACATAATACCATTAATTACGTTATCCAATGTCATTTTATGCGCTCCGTGTTCTATTGCTGATTTATAAGCCACACTTGCTGCTTCTGCTACGGGCAATGGTGCTTTATTCCAAGCATATTCTCCCCACGTTAGCTTGTGAGCGTGTCCACTTGGTTTATCATTGCTATATGGCAAAACATTACCACTAAAATCTGTTCCTGAAAAAAAGTCTGCGGCTGTCCCATATAGCGGTGCTAATTTTCCCCTTGCATAACCCGCTATTTGCTTTCCTGCAACCGCTATTCTCTTATCTCCGTGTAGTTCTTGTTTACTTTCAAACGGTATCTTACCAATTGTTCTCATAAACATAGCCGCACCTCGCATGCCGGACGTAGGGTCAATCGTCACATCACCAAACTTAAACTTCATGAAATCCGGCTTGTCGGGGTTAGTATAGTTAACAGGGTTTTTTGGATTAACGTTATTTTGAATAGCTGAATTAGCCAATAATAAAGCACTATAAGTGGCTAGTTGCTCGCCCACCCTACGCGCCCATATTTTAGCAAATACCCTATCAGATGCAGTTGCTTTTGATGGATTAAATATAGTGTTTAATGTAGTTTGGGTAGCCTTTACTGGGCTTGCAGTGAGCTTTTCCCATCTTGCCGCCTCCATACCTCCTGCAAATGATGCTTCATTCACCCAAGCAGGTATTTTTACATTAGTAGCGCCTGTAGCAAGGTTAACTAAATGTGCTACACTTTTAGCTACATTTGGGTCATCTCTTTCAGCGGGTGAAAGTTTGTTAAAATGATAGTCAAATAAATCTTGTCTTAATACTTTAATGGCATTAAATCCTTTCTCCCCTGCCATACCAAGTTTGCCTAAAAAATGTTGGCTCTTTTGATATTCTTCTGTATTTACCCTATCAGGATTATTTTTTAATCCCGAACGTTGAGCAATCAAATAATTAGGACTGTTTTTAAGTTCTTCAAGGGCGCGTTGATAATTACCTTCGTTACCGTAGGCGAATTTCCATCCCCTGAAAAATGCAGGAATTGTCTTGTTCCACATAGAGGGATTAAACGCAGTCATACCCGCGTGCGTGCCAACGAATATACCCCCGTGACCAAATACGGCTACACCCCTGAATAAACCTGATATTTTCTGTAATGCTTTGCCAAGAGCAGACTTATTTTGATCTGCTATCCAATTTTTTATTCCTGCTATATTTCGGGCTAAATCAGCCTGCCTTTTCCACATTTCATCCGATACTCGTTTTAGCTTTGGCGTAGTGACCGCTTCACTTACTTGTCTCCATGAAAGACCTAAATCTTGTACTGTTTTTGACAAAGCATCCCGGTAAGAAGTCCCATTTTCAATATAGGTTTGCTTCATATAACCCCAAATATCACGGGCTTCTTCTGTGGTAAATTTATTATCAGTTTTATCTGCAAACCTTTCCTGTAAATCAGCCAAGTCTGTAGAACCACTTTTATCATTATTAAAACGCTTAAATTCTCTTTCAGCTAACTCCTTTTTATTTTGTGGTAATGATTTATACCAATCTGATTCCTGTATGTGTTTAATCCCAGCATCAATAGCATCAGCTATTTTACCACCAGCTTCTATACTTTTTGCAGCAATCTCAATTGCACCATCCCACACTAACGAAGCAGGCGTAGCCGCACTAAATACTCCGGGTCTACTTAATTTAGCATTCTTTCTTAGATTATCTGCTATACGTTTAGCTTTTTGAGACTTAGTTTCGTCTTTAGCTGCTTGCTCACCTGCCTTAAATGCCTTATCGGTTTCTTCTATGAGTTTTGATTCCGCTTCCTGTAGTTTATTTTTCAGGGTTTCATTTTCAGAAGTCAGTGTTTGAACTTTCTTTTCCTGTACTTCTGTTAATGGCTTGCCTGTTAATTTTTCGACCTGACTTTTTACATTGGCATAATCCAATTCAGCATTTTGGTATTCATGTGCTAACTGTCCGTTGAACTCACCGCCTAAATACCCTTTTTTCTCCATTAAGGCAATGAGGTCAGCTTGTTTTTTGGCAAGAGCATCCCGTTCATCGCTTCCTTGTGGTAAATCAGCAATTTCACGGCTATTACGTATCTGCAACTGTGCTAAGATAGACGCAGCCATACCGCCTTCAATGTCGCCATTTTCAACAGGAAG